TAAGTCTGAAAGAGAAGGTCAACAAGATCTTGTCTATAACCACATTGTCCTTCTAGCCAAGAACCAAAAAGGTTTGGAAAACCTTAACAAGATTAGTGAGATTGCATGGACAGATGGGTTTTTTAAAAAACCAAGGTTTGACTTTGAGATTCTTAAAAAGTATAAAGAAGGAATTATTGTAACGTCTGCTTGTCCTAGTAGCGTTATTGTTAAAGCATTAGAAGAGCAAGAGTTTGCAATTGCTAAAAAGAACATTAACTGGTTTAAAGATAACTTTGGTAGCGATTACTACATTGAGGTTATGCCACACAATACACCAGAAATAAATAAATATCTTATTGAACTTGCTGATGAATTTGGTATAAAGGTTGTTGTTACGCCAGACTGTCATCATTCAGATACATTGCAAAGAGAAATACAAGAGTTTAAATTAATTTTAAATACACATGGAAAAATAAACAAAGAAGCAACATACGAAAAGTCTAAAAAGAAAACAGACATGATGGAGCGACTTGATTATTTATACGGACAAGACCGCCAAATAACATTTAACAAATTTGATATTCATCTATTATCTTATGAAGAAATTAAGGCAGCAATGGAACTGCAGGGTATTGATCGACCAGACATATACTCAAACACAATACTTTTGGCAGATACAGTAGAAGACTATGACATTAAAGATGGGCTAAATCTTTTACCAGTTCAATATAAAAACCCAGATCAAGAGTTAGCAAACTTAGCGTTTGCAGGACTTGAAAAATATCGGCTTACCGACAACTGGCTTGGAAATGATATTTATGAACAAAGACTTGACGAAGAGTTAGAAATTATTCGTAATAAAAAATTTGCACCATATTTTCTTGTAGTAAGCAATATGATTAATTGGGCTAAAAAAGAAGGTGTTTTAGTTGGTCCAGGTCGTGGATCATCTGCTGGTTCTTTAGTTTGTTATTTACTTGGTATTACAACAATTGATCCAATAGAACATGGTCTTTTGTTTTTCCGTTTTATTAATCCAGAACGTAACGACTTTCCTGATATTGATACGGACATTCAAGATACTCGTCGTGATGAAGTAAAAGATTATTTAGTTAGACAGTATAGACACGTAGCATCTATTGCTACATTCCTTGAGTTTAAAGATAAAGGTGTTGTAAGAGATGTTGCACGAGTTTTAGATATACCATTAACAGATGTTAACAAAGTATTAAAGTTAGTCGATACTTGGGATGAATATTGTACCTCTAAAACTACACTGTGGTTTAGAGAAAAATATCCAGAGGTGGAGATTTATGGAGAACAATTACGTGGTCGTATTAGAGGTACTGGCATTCATGCTGCTGGTGTGGTTACTAGTAAGGATCCAATATTTAGGTATGCGCCATTGGAAACTCGCTCTTCTCCTGGATCCGATGATCGCATTCCTGTGGTTGGTGTTGATATGGAAGAGGCTGAAAAGATTGGTCTTATTAAAATTGACGCATTAGGTCTTAAAACTTTAAGCGTAGTAAAAGATGCTATTGATATGATTAAACAAAATCACTATAAAGACATCGATCTTTTATCAATTGATATGGCAGATCCCAAAGTATATGAGATGCTTTCAGACGGGTATACAAAAGGTGTATTCCAGTGTGAAGCAACACCATATACAAACCTCCTAGTAAAAATGGGAGTAAAGAACTTTAATGAGTTGGCAGCATCAAATGCTTTAGTTCGTCCAGGTGCTATGAATACTATTGGTAAAGACTATATTGCTCGTAAGCATGGTAAGCAGAATGTTTCCTATACCCACCAAATTATGAAAGAGTTCACAGATGATACATATGGGTGTATCCTGTATCAAGAGCAAGTTATGCAGGCTTGTGTTCACCTAGGTGGAATGTCAATGTCTGATGCTGACAAGGTACGTAAAATTATTGGAAAGAAGAAAGATGCAAAAGAGTTCGATATTTATAAAGAACGTTTTATTACTGGCGCTTCTGCCTATATTGCTCCCAATCAGGCTCGTGATCTATGGCATGACTTTGAGGCGCATGCGGGATACTCGTTCAACAAGTCTCATGCGGTTGCTTACTCTACGCTCTCGTATTGGACGGCGTGGTTAAAATATTATTATCCACTTGAATTTATGTTTGCTCTTCTTAAAAATGAAAAAGATAAAGATGGTAGAACAGAATATCTTATTGAAGCAAAACGCATGGGGATCTCTATTAAACTTCCACACATTAATGACTCAGATCTCGATTTTAAAATTGAAGGTAAGGGTATAAGGTTTGGGCTAACAGGAATTAAGTTTATTTCTAATAACATTGCTGCAAAATATATTGCTGCTCGTCCATTTAAAACATACAAAGAACTTGAAGAATTTACTTTTACAAAAGGTAGTGGTGTAAATAGCCGAGCACTTAATGCTCTTAGACTTATTGGTGCAGCAACATTTCCTGACAATGAGAGAAACGATAGTGAAATTAAAGAAAATATTTATGAATATTTAAATCTTCCAGAATTTAATATAACGATTCCTTCACACTATTATGCATTTATTCAAGACATTGATTCATTTGAAGAAAAAGGATCATACATTTTAATGGGTATGGTTAAAACAATTAAACGAGGAAAGGGATGGTCACGAGTTGAAATTCTGGACAAAACTGGGAGTGTTGGTATATTTGATGAAGAAGCAACGACTATTGAGACGGGTCGTACTTACTTGGTTCTTGCTAATGACAATAGGATTGTATCTGCAATTCCTGTTGATGAAATAAAAGAATCTTCAAATGCACTTGTTAAATTTTTAGGTTATAAACAATTACCATATAGTGAAGAAGAGATGTTTGTTGTTTCTTTTAAATCAAGAGTTACAAAGGCTGGAAAAAAAATGGCTTCTTTAACTTTAGCAGATACAGCAAGGGATTTACATTCAGTAACAGTATTTCCAACTGCATTTCCTAAAGCGTATATGCACATTGAAGAAGGCAAATCATATAAGTTTAGTTTCGGTAAAACTAAAGATGGAACAGTTATAATGGAGGATGTAAATGTCAGTTAGTGTAGAAGATGTATTATCTCAGTTAGACCCAAGGATTAGAAAACGTCTTGGAACAGGAGAGGGAGTTAATTTTGAGTATCAGCCAACTCCAAGTTTTGGATTAAATCGTGCTTTAGGTGGTGGACTACCATACGGCAGACAAGTACTTATATGGGGTAGTAAATCATCTGCTAAATCATCTATGTGTTTACAAATGATTGCCTTAGCCCAAGCAGAAGGAAAAGTTTGTGCGTGGATTGATTCTGAAATGTCATACTCAGAAGATTGGGCTAAAAAACTTGGGGTAGATCCAACAAAGTTAATCTATTCACAAGCAAGAACTATTAGCGATATGGTAGATGTTGGCGTTGGTCTTATTAATGCTGGTGTTGACTTAATTGTAATTGATTCAATTACTTCAATGCTTCCTGCTATATATTTTGAAAAAGATTCAGACGAAATGAAAGCACTTGAAAATACAAAACAAATTGGTGCAGAGTCTAGAGATTTTAGCAATGCTTGGAAAATGCTTAACTATGCTAATAATAAAGTAAAGCCTACATTACTTGTGCTTATTTCACAATCAAGAAACAACATTAACGCAATGTATACAAGCCAACAACCATCTGGAGGACAGGCTACTAAGTTCTATTCATCTTGCGTTATTAAATTATTTTCCTCTGAGTCTGACAATCAGGCACTTAAAGGAAAAATTAAAATTGGAGATAAATTAATTGAAGAAAAAATTGGTAGAAAGATTCGTTGGGAATTACAATTCTCTAAAACCTCTCCAGGTTTCCAATCTGGTGAGTATGATTTTTATTTTAGAGGTGACGATATTGGTATTGATGCAATAGGGGATTTAGTTGATACCGCAGAATCAATGGGATTGGTTAATAGAACTGGCGCTTGGTACCAACTAGATGATGGAACAAAAGTGCAAGGGCGTGATGGTTTTATAAACCGTGTCAAAGAAGATTTAGATTTACAAGAACAACTTAAGGCAAAAATAATTAATGCTTGAGCCAAAGTTTACTGTATATCCTGGAAAGTGGCCGTGTAAAACTTGTCAAGAAATTGTAACATCTTTAAGATATTGGAGAGAGACTGGAGATGCAACATGGATGTGTACACAAAAACATATATCAAAGGTTGGACTTATACCTCCAAAGAAAAAAAAGAGAGATTTTATAAATGAGTGAAAAAAATGAATCAAAAAGAATAGGTGCAAAACAACATAAGAATTCAGGGAGAAACACACAAAAAGGTGATGCTACTTGGAGACAATTTGTTGTTGATTTTAAAGAAGCCAACAAATCTTTTACATTAAACAAAGATGTATGGGCAAAGGCTGTTACAGATTCTATTCAAGCGGGTAGAGATAAGTCTCCAGCCATTGTTGTGATTCTTGGAGAGGGTAATACAAAAGTAAGACTTGCTATAATTGAAATGGATTTATTAGAACAGTTAACAGAGGAGAAATAACATGACAGAACAAGCACAGCCAACAAGTACAACATTAGAAATGGTTAATGGTTTAACAGAAATTGCTGATTATATGAAAGATGAAGAATTAACTATTGCCTTAACTATGATTGCTAAGTTAATTCTTAAACCAGATGTTCCGTTAAATGTTGCTACTATTGAAATAGTAAGGCTACAAGCAATTGCAGCAAAGATGTCCTTTAGGGCTACGTGGATGGCCAATGTAGATAAATCTGACAGGGCAAAGAAAAACATATACTTTACAGCAGCAGAATCAATCAAAGATCTAGTATCAGCGCTTAAATACATTATACGCTGAACTGGTATACTTATATAAAACAAAGGATAAATATGACTAAGAATTTACTACAAAGCGTTATGGTTAAAAGTGGCAGTTCAGATAAACCAGCATTTGATGTTTCAGGAATAATAGAAAAAATGCATGAAGGTTATTTGTTTGACTCAGAACCAAAAAAACTTACTAAAAAAACTTTTGCTCCATCTACTATAACCTATAGCGATGGAAATGGAGTTTGTCCTAGATATTGGTATCTTGCTTTTGAAGGTAGTATTTTTGAAAGTTATAGCACTCCATTTGACATAGCCAATATGAGTAGTGGAACTCTTTCTCACAGCAGAATTGAAAAGGCATTAAGGCATTCAGGAATTGCAAGAATATATAAAAAAGAAAATCCTAAAACTGGAGAATTAGAAGACACGACAGAGTTTAAAGTTACAAGTTCCAATCCTCCAATTTTTGGATATGGAGATTGCATGCTTGTTTGGAATGAAGAAGAAATTGTTGGAGAAATAAAAACACAAAACAATGAAGCCTTTGAGTATAGAAAAAGAGCCAACAAGCCAAAACAAGATCACGTAGCACAAGTTTTAATTTACATGAAAATTTTAGGTAGATCTAAAGGTATTATTATTTATGAAAATAAAAACAATCATGAACTTTTATTATTTCCTATTGAAGTCAATGATACTTATAGATCTTGGATTAATAATACTTTTGATTGGATGAATGAAGTCCACGCTTCTTGGAAAAATAAAGAGTTACCAATTAAAAATTATAGAAATAATGCCAAGATTTGTAAAAAATGTCCAGTTAAAAAAGCATGTGATGATGCTGGTGCTGGCGTTGTTAAGATTAAATCTTTGGAGAAGTTGATTGAAAATTTGTGAAAATTGTGAAATAGTTTTTAAACCCAAAGTAACTTATCAAATTTATTGTGGGACAGAATGTCGTGATGTTGCAACAAAAAGTAAGATTGCTTTAAGATATAATATAACACGAACACAAAAAAGAATTGGAAAAGTTAGAAAATGTTTAGGCGGTTGTAAGGTAGATCTTTCAATATATAATGAATCTGGTTTTTGTTCTAATTGTAATGTAAGCAAAAAGTCAGTAGACAAAATGTTAAAACAAATAAAAGGATTTTTTGATTATGAACAAGACTAAGTGGGGTGCAATTGTGGAGCCAAATAAAATTTGTGCTATTGATGCTAGTACTAATAGTCTTGCTTTTGCATTGTTTGAAAACAAAAAACTTGGCACCGTTGGAAAAATAAAGTTTGAAGGTAATACAAATTATGAAAAAGTAATGGATGCTTGTGCTAAAACAAAAGCATTTTTTCAATACTATGGTGGATTTGAGGCAATAGTAATTGAACACACAGTCTTTATGAATAGTCCAAAAACTGCTGCAGACCTTGCATTAGTTCAAGGTGCACTACTTGGCGCAGCGGGTTTAACTGGAACAAAACAAATAGGAACCGTAGCCCCAATTACTTGGCAAAACTATTTAGGAAATAAAAAATTAAACAAAGAAGAGCAGTTAGAGATTAGAGTTACAAATCCTGGAAAATCAATATCTTGGTATAAAACATTTGAACGGCAGATAAGAAAAGAAAGGACAATGAAATTAATTGAAATCAACTATGATAAAATTATTAACGATAATGACGTTGCTGACGCTTGTGGTATCGGTCACTGGGCTATTAATAATTGGAATAAAGCAATAGGGGAAGCAGAATAATGCCAGAGTTAAATGCAAACATACCACCTATAGAATGTTATGTGCGTGGAAACTATTTAAGGAATCAGTTAGACAGTCATGACAAATATTTTCCATGTGTTATATTTGGTGTTGCTAGTATAAAAAGTAGAAGTCCTTTATTTCATATAATGATGGAGGATGGCGGATTATGGTGGAGATTACCAATTAGTGCATTTTGTACAAAGCCTGGAGTTCCTGAATCAGACATACATAATTTAGTTTTATGGAATGCATTTAGCCATCACATATCTGTAACTAAATTTGAAAATCTTACAAACCTTAGAATGTCATACATCGATAGAACAAAAACAATGCATAAAGGTACTTACTTGTTTACTCTTGATTGGCATAACCCAGATACCAACGTAATAGATGATGGATACTCTGAGAGTCCTTCTGAACATAAATGTGGACATGTAATACAAAGAGATGATGGAAACTTTGCTATTCAACCTAACAACAGAGTTCGCATATACGAACCTTCTTTTACTTTAAAAAAGGACTATGTCATAGATAGAATAATTAATGATTATAAGTGGGACGTAGAAAATCAAGACAAGTGGACGCTAGAAGACAGTAATAGGTTTAATTATGATATTAATGAGACTGAGGTTGACAAATAATCTTATGACTGGTAAACTATATACAAGCGAGGTTTGGCTTCGTAAGAGATATCTTATAGATAAAAAATCTCCACAAGATATTGCTAAAGAATGTGGGGCAAGCATAGAAACAATCTATGTGTACCTTGCAAAATTTGGATTAAGGAAATCAAAACGATGAGTAATAATTTAAATATTACGGTTGATCAAGTTAACCACCCCTTACATTACACAACTGATCCTAGTGGAGTTGAGTGTATACAGATTACACGTCATCGCAATTTTAATATTGGAAATGCTTTTAAATATTTGTGGAGAGCAGGACTTAAAGATGAACAAAAAACAATCCAAGATTTAGAAAAAGCAATTTTTTATATTAAAGATGAGATTAATCGCTTAGAAGGAAAATATCATGTCAACTGAAACAGAACTGATTGAACATTTAGATGAAGTAAACAAAGTAGTTACAGAATATCTAAAGGGTCAGGACCCAACAAAAATATCTAAAGAACTGGACATGCCTAGAACTCGTGTTGTTGCATTAATTAATGAGTGGAAAGTTATGGCATCTGCAAATGATGCAATCCGTGCTCGTGCTAAAGAAGCCCTTGCTGGGGCAGATACTCATTACACTAAACTTATTACAAAGGCTTATGAAGTAATTGATGAATCAAGTATGACTAATAACCTTAGTGCAAAAACTCAGGCCATTAAACTTGTTATGGATATTGAAAAATCTAGAATTGAAATGCTTCAAAAGGCTGGCTTGTTAGAAAATAAAGAACTTGCCGAAGAGATGATTCAAATTGAAAGACGACAAGAAGTCCTTGTTGAAATACTTAGAGAGATTGCTTCTACACATCCAGAGGTTCGTGATTTAATTATGCATAGGCTTTCAAAAATTGCAAAAGAAGGCGAAGTGATTACAATTGTCCAAGATGTTTAATGATTTTTTAGACGTATTAAAAGAAAATCAATTTAATGAAAAACCAGTAGATGTTAAAACATTTGTTGAGTCATCTGAATATCTTGGTCAACCAACCTTGTCACCAATTCAATATGACATAGTAGAAGCAATGAGTCAAATATATAAAAAAGAAGATTTACAAGAACTTTATGGATCTGTAGAAGGGGCTAGATACTATGAAAAATATACAAAAAATGAAATCATATTACAGTTGGGGAAGGGTAGCGGTAAAGATTTTACTTCCACTGTTGCTTGTGCTTACATTGTTTATAAGTTACTTTGTCTTAAAGACCCCGCAAAATACTTCGGAAAACCAAGCGGAGATGCAATAGATTTAATTAACGTTGCTATTAACGCACAACAGGCTAAGAATGTTTTCTTTAAAGGTTTTAAAACAAAGATTGAAAAGTCTCCCTGGTTTGCAGGTAAATATAATGCTAAGGCTGATAGTGTTGAGTTTGATAAATCAATTACTGTTTACTCTGGACATTCAGAGAGAGAGTCTCATGAAGGTTTAAACTTGTTGCTTGCAGTACTTGATGAAATTTCTGGATTTGTTTCTGAAATTGGAACTGGTAATGAACAAGGCAAAACTGCAGAAAATATTTATAAAGCATTTCGTGGATCGGTAGACTCTCGTTTTCCAGATCTTGGCAAAGTTGTTCTTCTTTCATTCCCTCGTTATCAAGGTGACTTTATTTCAAAACGGTATGAAGATGTAATTATGGAAAAAGAATCAATAGAAAAAAAACATACCTTTATTATGAATGAAGAATTACCACACGATGATCCAAGCAATCAATTTGAAATTACATGGGAAGAAGATCAAATTATTTCCTATAAAGTTCCAAGGGTATTAGCATTTAAAAGACCTACTTGGGAAGTAAATCCAACAAGAAAGATAGATGATTTTAAACTAGCATTCTATACAGACCTTGGCGATGCCATGATGCGTTTTGCATGTGTTCCAACATATGCTTCAGATGCTTTCTTTAAACAAAAAGAAAAGTTAGAAAAATGTATGAATACAAGAAACCCTATAGATTCGTTTAAAAGGTTTGAAGAAACATTTAAACCAGATCCAGAAAAAATATACTATATTCATGCAGACCTTGCACAAAAACATGACAAGTGTGCTATTGCTATTGCACATGTTGATAAATGGGTTAACATTCAAGTTATTAAAGATTATGAGCAGGTAGCACCCATAGTTGTTGTTGATGCTGTTGTGTGGTGGGAACCAAGATCAGAGGGTCCAGTTAATTTATCTGAAGTAAAACAATGGATAATTAACTTACGCAGAGAAGGATTTAATCTTGGCATGGTTTCTTTTGATCGTTGGCAATCATTTGATATTCAAAATGAACTACAGGCTGTTGGAATTAAAACAGAAACTGTCTCAGTTGCTAAAAAACATTACGAAGATTTAGCAATGATGATTTATGAAGAGCGAGTAGCAATCCCTATGATTCCATTATTATTAGAAGAAATGTCAGAATTAAAAATTATGAAGGGTAATAGAGTGGATCACCCTCGTAAAAAATCCAAAGACTTAGCAGATGCGGTCTGTGGAGCAGTGTTTGGGGCAATATCTCATACCCCAAAAAATAATAATACAGAAATTGAGGTCCATACCTGGAGTTCTGCAACTCGACTTGCGGAGAAAACCCAACGTATGGTAGAATTAGATAATCGAGAAATGCCTAACGATGTTAAGGATTTTCTAGATAATCTAAACTTAATATAAACTAATAAGGAGAAGAATGAACTCATTCAAGAAAGTATCGCTAATCATCGCTGCAGCCCTGACTAGCACAATGCTCGTATCGCCAGCAGCGCAAGCAAACGCTGGAACTGTCACATTAACAGTGGCGGGATCTGCAGCAACAGGTGGAACAGTAGTAACAACTCCTGTATCTCTACCAGTGCCAGCAGACAACAGTATCGATGCAGCAGATGCATTGAAGATTGCTGTAACATCAGTAGACACTGGAACAGTAGTAACAGCAGTTGCAGTAAATGCAACTATTGTGCCTGCTCTTGCAGCAACTGGTTCAGCAGTAACAGCATCATCTGGAACATCAACACTATCAATTGCAACAGGAACTGGAACATCAGCAGACTTTTATGTATATACTAAAAGTACAGCAGTAGGATCAGTGTCCATTACTCGTGCTGGAACTACAACAATTTATTATGTTCAAGGTACCGCAGGTGCGCTGAACTCAATTACATTGACCGCTCCTGCATCAGCAGCAGCAGGTACATCACAGGTACTTAAGGTATCAGGATACGATGTGTTTGGTAATCTAAAGGGTGGAGCCACAATTAATACTTTGGTTTCAAACTCTGGTGCAGCAACTGCAACAGCATTAACAACTGACACAGCAACAGCAACTCTTGGAACAAAAGAGCAGACTGTAACAATTCCTGCAACTGGTTCAGTAACAGTAGTTGCATATGCAACAGTAGCAACAGCCGTAACAGGCCTAGCAGCACCAGTCGGTTCTGTAAGCGCTACAATTGTAGTACGTGATATTGCATCAGAACTTGCAGCAAAGAATGCAGAGTTAGCAGTTGCTAATTCAGCACTAGCAGCAGAACGTGCTGGACGTGCAGCCGATAAGGTAGCATCAGATTCAGCAACAGCAACTTTAAAGGCAGAAAACGAAACTTTAAAGAATGCTATTGCAGATCTAAAAACAAAGTTCAATGCTTTGGCTAAAAAGTGGAACGCAAAGTTCCCTAAGTTAAAGGTAAATTGGATTAAGTAATTACTTAAATTAAAAGGGTTAGCCAAGTGCTAGCCCTTTTTTTTATTTAAAAAATGGTATAATTACTAATATAATTACACACAGGAGACCACCACTCAATTGACCAATTTTAAACGAAGACTAATATTAGGCTTTGGGGTTGGTTTGTTTGTTACAATTTTTGGAATAATGGCACCAGATCATGCTGGCGCTACAGAAAATCAAGAACAAGTTGTTGTAAGTCCTGCACAACAGGCAGTTAATGACGCCATTGCAACGGCTACTACAGAGGTACAGCAAGCCACTACAGCCACAAACAATGCAATAGTAGAGATAACACAAGCACAAACCGAATATTCCGAAGCCCAAGGGGTCACGGCAGAAGTAGCCACAAAAATATCTCTGGCTAATACAGAAGTAAATAATGTTCAAACCGCTATTAATACTATTAGTAGTGTTGATTTATCTGTTACC